ATGTCATTGCAGAGTTCTTCCTGTAACGTGCCACGACGAGCACACCACTGAGCAATACGAGTGTACTTGCTAAGACCAATGAGCTTTTGAGCGGCAATAATCCCGATATAAGCAACGCCACTGACAGGTTGGTGGTGATGACTGCACATACTGCGAAGCTCACTGCGCACCACAAGCATTCCTTCATATCGATCCGCTGAGTCATTGGGAAAAGCGGTTGCGTCTGGTTCTGGCTCATATCTACCTTCCATGATTTCGTTAAAGTACATTTTGGCCAGTCGTCTTGCTGTGCCTTTTGAGTTGGGATCTGTTTCTCGATCAATCAGCAAACGGTCAAGCACTAGTTCAAATGCTTCTGTGGCTTCGTCGATCAGTTGCTCTTTGTCTTGTTCGTTAACATACTCACTGATGTTGTCACCTGCCCAAAATCTTTTGCCGTCACGCTTCATCTTTGCACGAAGGTAATTTCCAAGATACTTTTCTTCTCGGTATCCACCATCGCCTGCCATTGCATCTAGGCCTGTTTCTTCAAGCGGAATGTTGTAATTTTTGGGTATAAATTTGTTTTTTGAATCCGCATGGATGATTGGATGCGGGATAAAGTTTTTTGTCAATTCAGTTCTCCGAGTTAATGACGTGGATGTCTTTGTGCTATTGTAATGTATTTAGATTGCAGTGTCAAGATTTAAATCTTTTAATATGCGTCGAAATTGCCCAAAATTAGCATTGCATTTATGATCAAGTGTTTCCCAATTGGCTATGAGGCGAGGCATCAATTCAGTTCTGAGTTGTGCAAGATTTTTAGATTCCAACTGTTTGATCTGTTTGATCAACATTTCAAATCTTAGATCTTCATTGTGTTCTTGGTCGTAACTGTGATCAATTATGTCGTCAAACACATCAAATCCCATGTTTCGCACACAGTCTACCACTCCGGGTACTGCCCACCAAATTGGCAATTGCAGCATTCCAAAAGCCTTGAACGTTTTTTCTGTGACAAAAATACTGTGCCAACTATCTGTACCTGTCTGACTGGAACTTTCAACAATGATATTTACAGCACACTTTCTAAATAGTGCACTGTCAACTTGATACTCCAGTTTGCGGTGATCTCTAACAGTTATACCATCCAACAACAACGGCAATGAGTGGTCAGAAAAATAATGTTGATAGTCAACAAGCCAACCCGGCGACTGGTACATAGATCCAAAACTGATTCTTAAACTACCAACTTCTTTTAAAAGTCGACTGGCCAGTTTTGCCCTGGTATGACTGGGTCTACGCATTAGACACAAAAAGTCACAGTCTGTGTCCTGAATCAATGCATGTTGTTTTAGCAAAGTAAACCATTGTTGATGATCTACCAGAGTTTCGGGATCTGACACTGCGAGATAATCTAACTCATCAACATTGACCTTGGCATTGAATATCACGGCTATATCCATCACTGGAACACTGCGAAAATATGTGATTATATTCTTGACAAGTTTGTCACATTGTCCTTCGCACCTAAAGTCCAACAACAAAGTATTGGATTTTAAATCATCAATGGTTAGACCACTGTCATTGAGATCTCTGAGCACTATAGATTCAACTTGTTCCACAGTGTCAATATGACCTGGGGCAAGATGCAATGCACCATAATGCAGCAACCCTGAATGTTGTCGACGTATACAATTCATACAATAGTTATATTGCGTAAGTCAGGGTAAAGTACTGGCACAGGGTTGGGTTTGCTTTCCCGCAGACCTACCAACAACGCACTGCCAATTTCTGCTTCTTCGGGCGTGGGTTTGTAGTGATAGCCCACATGAAATGTTTTTTGAGTTTGCCAGGGCGAGATATCAAGATCTCGACCATCGTAGCGTTGACGAATTATAGTTTTGTATGCGGCTAAATCGTCCAACAAGATAGCGCCACCACGACCTATGTGCAAGGGCTTGGTGTATCCAAAACTCAAGCACTGCATTGATCCAGCACGATACATATCTTTTTCAAGTCTTCGTGCTGAGTCCCAGATTCTAGTACCGTGAAAACGATATTCGCCCGTCCATTCTTCTTCTTTGTAGTAATACTTGATGCCCAACTTGTGCATGGTCATAGGTATGCTGAGATAGGTATATGGAGTCATCACCACTTCACGCACCCGGTCATGTCGCAAGCACAGTTCGATAGCATGTGTGCAACAGTCGGTCATGATGGCATAAGGTGCGCCGGTAAACTCGGCCAACTCTTGTTCAAATTTTAAGATCTTATCAAACATTGTACCAGGCCCATGCATGACGAATCATGTCAGTCAAGCTGTGTTGTTTCCAATTACCTACAACCAATTCAAACTTAGCGGCGCTGGCTGTGAGCACAGGAGGATCGCCTGCTCGCTTTTTGCCTACTTGAATTACCACAGCACTGCCAGTGACCTGTTGTGCTGTGTCAATAATTTCTCTGTTGCTGGTTCCTGTGTTGGATCCAAGATTGTATACTCCAGCAGGAACTGTCTGATCCAATGCCATGACATGTGCTCTAGCAATGTCTTCCACATGCACATAGTCACGCACACAGGTTCCGTCGGGGGTGGCATAGTCAATGCCGTTGAGCACAAAATCTTGTTGATCTCTAATGCTTTCCAGCACCCTGGCAATGATGTGCGTGGCACCTGTCTCTTGTCCATGCCTAGCTTGGCTGTCGGCACCGCAGGCATTGAAGTAGCGGAATGCCACATAGTCCAGCCCATAAGCACAATGATAGCTCTCCAAGATCATTTCTGTCATCAATTTGCTTTGACCGTAGGGACTGATAGGTTGCAAAGGATCAACTTCGTGACATGGTGTCATAATAGGTTCACCGTATACTGCTGCGCTTGAACTAAAAATAAATCTAGTTCGAGGCAAAGCCTGTGTTATAAAATTAAGCAGGTGCAGGGTCTTGGCCACATTGTTGTTGTAGTAATCTGAAGGTTTTTTAATGCTGGGCCCAACCAGGCTAGTACCGGCACAATGTACAATAGCATTGGGCTGCACATCCAACAACAATTTATAGGACTCGTCGCTGTCAAAGTCTGCTTGCACAAACTTCATTATACCTCGAAGGTGTTGTGGCAAAGGTCTGCGGTCAATGCCTGTTACAGAGTGGCCTGCATCTTGCAACTGCAATGCCACTTGGCCGCCAATATAGCCAGCAGCGCCTGTTACTACAACATTCATGATTCAATCTTTACAACTTGATATTTTTCGTGAGCAGCATGGTCACGATAGCGATTGCCCGCTCGATTCCACTGCTCACCCATGCCAGTAACGATATCAACAACACGATCCACAGTGGCATTGTTCCAATCGCTAATAAGTCCCATGTTGTGATGCGGTTCTCGTAAGAGTAGTTGCATTTTGTGGTAGGCATCGTCTATACTCCAAGGGACATAAAGCCTGTTTGGATCGTTTGCAAAAGTTTCGGGGAAACTGCGATAGGCAGGATAAAGAACATTGCAGCCAAGAGTGTCAGCCTCGGAAACTGTGTTAGAGACCCAGTCTTGTAGAGCACAATTAAACAGCACACGAGTATTGTTAAGGTGAGCATAGTATTCGTTCTTGCTTATGTTGTCATAGATCTGGAGTTTGCCTTCTGCCTCCATACGGCGGGCACGTTCAACATACTCTGGATTGTTGGATCGCAAAGGTCCGCCACTGTAAATTGCAAACTCACATGGCTCCGTGGTAAGCTCGCCATACATTTCAATGAGATCCATAAAGAAGCCAGGTTGCTTTTCTTGGTCAAACCTTGCTGCGAAACCCACCCTCCGGGAACGCTGATTAAACGGTTGGATTTTTTCCAGTCCACCGATCCGCTCCAGTACTTCCGCCTTTCCAAATGCAAGACCAGAAATGTTGTAGATTGGAGCAGTCCATCCAGCAATGCGCATGTGCGCGACCATTTCCTCATTGGTAGCCAATACTGCACCCCCCGAGAAAGCCACCATTTCATTGACCATTTGTTCATACAAGTTCATCCACTTTGCCATACCCCATACATGCACAAAGTCATCAGGGTCAATGGCCTGTGCCAAACAACGCACATAGATTTTGGGACATTGTTCACGTGGAATCTGATTCATGATATAGCCAAGACTTTCAAAGCCTGGCTGGAACATGTCTTCAAAGTAGATCACATCGTCACCTGTGACATCACCGTTCTTCATCATCTGAACCAAATTCATCATCTGGCTCATGGCAAAGTAACTGCGACCATGTGCATCCAACACTTGACCCACTGAGATGGCCTGTGTGTTGTCAATGGTGTTGCCGGGTACATACACAACGTCTAAGCCACGGCGTTCAAAAACACGCCGGTTCCACTCTGTGAGCTGTAGTGTGTAACGGGCTTCGTAGCTCTCCAAGCCCATGTAGAACAGCTTTCTCATGCTGGGCGGTATCCTGCAAAGCGGCGTGCATCTTCCCACCACATGTTCTTGGCGTTCTTGCCGGTGCTGTACTTGGTAAACTGTTGCCAAGCATAGCTTTTGAAGTTGTAGAGATCGCTCTCGTTGTAACGATACCCGTAGTCTTGGCAGAATTCCAAGAACACTTCGAGATCTTCAAAGATCTCAGTCAGGCGCTGGTTGGGTTTGAATGTAGGCTTGGCCATGATACTTCCTTAAATGTTAACACTGAGTTGAGGGCGGTAAGTTTCGTACTTTATAAGGGCGCCGTTTTCACCATCTTCGGCAACCTCAATCCAGACCGCACGATCTGGATACTTTGCAGCAATCTGTAGATATAGATCATCTGCCATCATTTCACAGCTCTTGTAATCCAACTGTAGAATACTGTCTCTGTAAAGATTCTCTAACCAGCGTTTGAACTGGATGAACTCAATGTCTCGATCATTGTGAATCACGTCGATCCAAACACGAAAGTGAAAGATGTGACGGTGTGGTGTGCCAAGAAAGCTCACATCATACTCGTCGCCTGTGGCCAGTGCAGGATCAGTTGCGGCTGCAGGATAGCAGTGAATGCCTTCCTTGCGAAACGTGATCCAAATTTTACGCTCTGCCGCAGTCATAATGCGTTCTACTGTTTCTCTTTGTTGTTGATTCATATAGGTTGGTCCTTGTTGTATTGATCCCAGTCTGTGAACGTTCGCTTTGACATTAGGCTGTGCAAGCTGTGCGTCCATACGCCGGGATTGGTTGCGTCAAAATCGTTGTCGTCAATCTTGATCATGGTGTTGTAGTTCCACAATTTAATATACGGAATGCTCACACGAATCTGTGGCACAAAGTTGCGATATTCGCACAAGCCCGAGTCATTGAATTGCTCTACAGCACTTGTGGGAATATCCAAACTGCACAAATAACCACGCTCAAGAAAGTATCCGATCATGCCTTCCCAACGTGCCCACTCTAGATTGTCTTTGGGATCAAAGCTGTGATTGGCTCCAAAAAAGATATGTTCGCAGCCTTGTAAATTCAGTGCAACACTTTCGACACTTTGCACACCTACCACAAACAGTGTTTGTTTGCCAAATGCAGGAGTTTTTTCTACTTCTGTACCAGTGAAAAAATTCACATGGTCGTGTCCTTTGCGATTCATTGTTGATCCTGCTCTAGTTGATCGAGTTTGTTGTTGTCTAATTGTACACTGTCGTCATTGGATTGTGCAACCTCGGGTTCGTCCAAACTGAACAATGCGTTGAACTGTGTACGTGCGTTTTTGGTCTTTTTGCCTTTGAATCCGCGTGTGCCCACAATCTCCATCCAGTATGTGTCATAGTGTTCAATTATGGCTTCTGCACTGTCACGGTCTGGTGCTGCAAAGATAGCTTCTACAATGTCCGCAAACTTGGCGTAATCACCTCCCGAACGTTGCATCATAGCAGGATGTTCACCAGCATCAAAGCGTCGGTTGGCTTCTTGCACCGCAGTCAAATGCATCCAAACGTTGTGACCCATCAGCAAGGCATAACTGAAACTGTCCCAGGATGTCTTACCCCACTTGCTGTTCTTGTTGACATCAGGCAATACATCATACATTTCTGGATCACGGAAGTTTTCTTCTGTGATAACAACACCTGCTTTGGGCACACCTGGCTTGTAGATACAGATGTCTTTCATCTTCAGCATGTTGCTGATTGGTGAGTCTTCCCAACGTGGATAGACACCGTCTTGTACTACTCCGTCTGACCACTTGCGGGTGTCTGTTGAGTACTTTTTGTCGTCTGCCGACGGCGCCATTCTGTACGACCACTTAGAATCGTGCTCAAAAACGTTTTCAAAATAGACTTGCCCGTTCGCCGTTGCAAGGAATGGACTAGCACAATCAAAAGAGATAGTAAAAGCAGGGTTGACATATTTTCTCACAGCTCTCTGAATAACAGTGAGCAACACCGCCCACTCTAGTTTTGATGTGCCCAAGAAGTGCATCCAGTCATGTACTCCCTGTTGCAGCAAGTTGTCGTATCGCAAAGCCACCAGTCGTCGCAACACCAAATGAACATCGCACATGTTCTGACCACCCATTGACCACCCATCAAAATGTGTGTCTGGATATTTTGCAGGATCACAATATTCCTTCATGGTCTCGTACCATGCATCCGCACTGGTGTGGTTGTCTCCCTGCAACACGTTCAAGAACTTGGCACCACCATTCTTTACACCCTTGCGGTGACGCATGAAGTATTCGTTGTTGAACTTGGTGGCATCCACGGCTTCTTGCAATGTGGTAATCTGACAGGCTTCTGATGCTTTCTTGTCGTGAATGACCCAAGTTGGAATATCAAGAATCATTCCGTAGTCAGCCACTGTGTCTAGCCAGTTTAGAATCAACTCACGTTTCTTTTGTGCTTTTGGACAACCCGAGTTGGCTTTCCAATCGCCTTCCCACAGGCCTTTGGCAATTTGAAATCCACCTGAGTCGCCTAGGATGAACGTGCCGGGCTCTCGGTTGCGAACCATGTCCTCTGACCAGTCCTGCTTGTTCAAGTCCAAGTTGGCATGCCCACCAGAATACAGACTCCAACGATACGGAAACAAGGCTTTTTGGCTGTTGAGCCAATTCATCTGTTCCATGTCTGTGAGCCCAGCAGGGAAACGTGCAGGATCCACATAGTGCTCGTTCCTTTGTTTTCCTACAAAGGTAGCATAGAAGCCTGAGATAGCTGGTAAAAACACAGCATAGTCTGACTGCTTGGCTGTGAGATTGTCTTGAACAATAGAATCAGTCATTACTTGGTCTGAGCAGGGATGATGTAGTTGTAAACAGCCAGTCCTGAATCCACAGTGATCTGCATAGCACCATCGTCACTGAGTTTCATGGTTTTGTCGCCACTGCTGCCTAAAATGCTGGCAATCTGTGCGGCAGGATAATTCCAACTGCGTTTGAGTGTTCCTGTCACTGCTGATTGAAACACAAAGTTGCCAGCGTGTGTGGCCGCTGCACCAAAGCTGAACTTCAAATCGCCGTTTTCAACTTTGGTTTGAAAGTTGGGTTCTTCAGCATTGGCACTCATTTGCCATTTCAGGCGTTGAATGTTGGCAGCGGCTGGCTGGAATTCAACGTGCCAGTTGGCTCCACGGAACTTAGGTGTGGGCACTTTGCTGGCCACAACATTTGCTACCATGAATCGATAGGTGTTGCGAAAGTCTCCAGACTTGTTGGCAAATTCAATGCCGTCAAGATCACCGCTGTTGTTGCGGCTCATGGTCAAGTTGGCATCTTGTTTGTACTCATCAAGATTCAAAATAGTTTTGAGTTTGGGCAGATTAGGCATGCCAAACGATCCCACAAACTCAGCAATTGGATGATGGAATACACCATCAATCACCACACTTTGATCATTGCCTACACCAATGATTTTGGTCTCGGTCTCAGTGCCCTCAATTTTCAACATGTCGATACAGCCAAGGTCAATGCTGTGTTGTACTAGGTCTAACAAATGGTCTCTCATGATTTCTCCTTTAAACAATTATACAGGATATATTTAGATTTTTCAACTAAATTGATATTATTTCTCAATTATTTTGGCCAATGTTTGGCCGCCGCGCAGGCTGTAAATTTTTCCGGGCTTTTGGAATTCTAACCAGGCTACATCACCTAGCCCGCGATGTCGATCCAGGGTGTCAAACCCCACTGTTTCGGCAGCCTTCATGATGCGTGTGCCCGGGGTAAAGCACATAAAATTGCGTTCGGCTAGTGCAACACCATGTGCATAATCGCAGTCATTGAATGTCATCAACACTGTACCGCCAGGTCGTACCTTGTGCCACAGTTCACGTAGGTACTGCTCGATTACCTGCAATGGTTTGAAATTGAACCAGTTGTAGGCAAACACATAACCAAATTGATTGTTGGGTAGTTGTGATAAAATAGCCTGATTGTTGTTGCAATCATTAATGGTATACAATCTCAGTCTGCGCTGATACTGCTCGTGAAACCCTGCCACTGCTGGTGCCAATAACTCAGTGTTGTGGTCTACCAGATACAACGGATCCAAGGGTACCAAGTGTTCTACCCATTTTTCTAATCCAGGTCTAAAACACAACCCAGGCAATCGCCAATCAGTGTATCTCAATACTCGACCCAACAACAATTCCTGACTAGCTGGATCAAGATGCAGTTTGCGATTCAGCACATAGTCAGTGGCCTCGTATATGCTTTCGTGTTCAAACCAACGCAGGCTTTCTCTAAGCATGTCGGGATATTGTTGCTCAATCAACACATCTAGGTGTTGTTTGATGTCGTTGATAGTGGTACCAAATTTGACAAATGCTGAATCAATTGCGGCAGCATCCTGCCCCAGTTCCCTGCTGAACTGTTTGAATTGTAGTCCATGGTTGACCACTTGATGCATCACAGCATTGAGCTGACCGCGAGACTGTTGGTGAATATCCGCCAGGGAATATTCTTCCAACAAGTTTCTATAGGCAACCAAATCACTCAGTTTCATTAGAAGCTAAACAGTGAGGTAAATGTGTTTTCAGTGTTGGTGGCTGCTGCCAAGTCCCAGTCCAACACACCCAACAAGTTGTCAACTTTGCCGTCAACCACAGTGGCTTCCATGAGCCCGTCATCAAAAGGCAATTCTGTGAACCAGGCGGGCAGTCTCTGCTCGTCAGTGGGATAACCAATTGATGTCCAGCCCAATGCATTCGACTTTAACTTGCACACAATGGTTTTCATGCCATCCACAATCTGCATTGAATAGTTGTCGCTGTTCATGCGACGCAGTGTGTTCCAGTTCAGTGCTGCTCGCACATGTCCTGGCATATTGGCTTTGCCTTGCGCAGCCTCGGCAGCACCATACTTGGTCAAATTGTTGACACGCTTGGGTGAACCTTTTTCCCAGGCTGGACGTTCTGAAAACACATATTTGAATGTGCGTATTTTTTCAACCACAGCATCGCGTGTGGCATCTGTTAGCACATCGTGCAATACATCACTCAAGAAGTCTTGAATCACTTTGGGAGTATCGCTGCGTTTTAGATCCAGCCCCATGGCTTTGACCTTGCCCGGCTTGCCATTGATGTCTTGACGTTTGCCTTCTTTGTCCACAATCATCACAGCATATCGCTTTTTGGTAATAAACAGTCCTTTTGATGCCACAACTTCTCGACCGCCCTTGATCACTGAACCCATTTCCCTGGGACAATGAAATGCTTGCTCCATAAATCCAGGAAAGCTTTCGTTGACTTGATCAGCAATTGAATCATACAGCTGAATGCAAATTTCTTTGTTCCATTCCATTTCGCCAGCTTCCACAGACTTCTGCAACACTGGCCAGGCCGAGAAATAACACGAATCTGTGTCGCCATAGATGATGGTCTCGCCCACATGATCATATTTGCCTGTGATACATTCGTTGACATACGCATCCATGTGTTTAGCAATACTACGGCCTGTGAGTGTGGTACTCTGTCCAATACGTTTGTCAAAGAATCTACATCCTGGATTCAAAATAGCACCATACAAGCTGTTCAAGTTAATCTTCTTGACCAATTGACGCTTGTCCCAATACTCTTCGGCAGCTTTGTCTCCTGAGTCAATGCACTCTTTGAGTTTGGCCTGCATTTGTTTGCGTTCAGCATACCAACGTTTCAGCAGGCCTGGAATCACTGCTTCACGTTCATAAGTGAAAATAGTGCCATTGGCGCTCATGATCCAGGGCTGGTTAGAATCAAAAATCATGTGCCAAATTTCAGCACCTGAGTGTGTGCTTTCTGTGCCATCTTGCCAGTCAATGGTGATTTCGCTGCCGCGATTCTGTTCCATCACAGCAGTATACTCTATGCTGGCAAACAAGCCTTCCCAGGCAGCAGCAAAGCTTTGCCCTTGAGACATGTTGTCACGAATCAATTTATCAGTTGCCGTGGGTCTGAGTTGACCAACAATGGTTTCTGGCCCCATGTTGAGCGCACGAATAGCCGAGGGATAGAGCGAGTTGATGTCAATACTGCCAATGTATTCATGGATGCCTTTTTTGGGGTAAGCAACATAGGCACCTGCGGCTTGTGTGTCTTCATCTGCGAGTCTTTCTTTGCGGTTAGGAACAACAACTCCACGTTCGTGGGCTTCGATAATAATAGCTTGCTCAGTCACTGCCACAGCACCCATGGTGGTCTGCAACAGCACAGTGTTTTCATGTGCCAACACGTTGGCCAGATCCAAGAACTTCAGCTTCTTGTCCAGTCTGCCGATCAGTGCAGTGTCCTGACGGTTGTATTCAATAAACTTCTTGAAGTGTTGATTATACAACTGATCCAGTGTGCCTTCGAACTGTGTCTTGCGTTCGCCTAGTTCGTATTCAGCAATGGCATCTAGGCTATAACTGTGACGTTCTTCGTAAGTGTACTTGCGATACAGTTGCATATAGTCCATATGCACTCGACCAATCAAGTCGTATGTTTCGTTCTCTGCACCAAAACGTTCAAACATGCGTTTTTTGGGCAACTGTCCCCACAAGCAAAACTTGCGAGTGTCATCCTTGCTGAGCACCCGTGTGGTACGGTTTACTGTGTAAGGTATATCATAGCCCTCGGAGTTCCAACCACTCAACACATCAGCATCATCGATGATGTCAAGAAACATCTTGATCATGTCTTCTTCACGTTCAAACAAAAATGTGTTGTCAAACTCTGCTACCAGTTCCTGTGCAGTTTCCCAACTCAACCCTCGCGGCGGCACTGCCATAGTAATCAGTTGATCCAGCCAGTCCAGGTACACTGATATTGCTGTGATAGGATTGAAAGGATCTGTGGTAGGTGAAAACCCACGCTCTTTGTCAAATGCTACTTCAATGTCAAAAAATGCTGTTTGTAGCTTGGGACCATCTTGACCCTTGTAGTTGTCTTCTAGACAACGAAAGATTGGGTTGATATCGCTTTCATACAACTGCTTGTGGCTGTGCTGTCGCACTTCTTTGCGAAATTCTTTGTTGTTTTTGGAACTGAATCTTGAAACTGGATTGCCGTAGATACTGCGAAATTTGCCACGAGCATCGTCGTAGTAAAAAACGTAATTTGCAGGGTACTCTTGATATTTGCGAATGCCATCGCGGCGTTCTACAACATGAATGCGATCGTGCTCACGATCAAATAGTGCGTCAATATAACTCATTGTTCTCCGTTTATGGCCGGAAGGCCGTGATTCATGCTGCTTACGGTAGCGACTCGCTGTTGAAACAGATATTTATAAGGTCTTGCCAACAGTTTCTAAAATTGTTTCCAGCAGTTCGTGGTCTTGTTTGGCTTTGCCAAATTCGGCCTTGTGTGCCAGCTTGATGGCTTTTTTCAGTACACCTGGTTTGATTTCCAGTTCTTCGGCCACAGCCTTGATGGTGTCATTGAGGCCGCCGGTTAGAGTTTCAATTTCTTGAGTGACCTGCATACCTTCGTTGATGATTTGAATCAGTTTGATCTTTTGTTCACCGTTGAATGTTTTTTGTTCCATACAATACTCCTGTTTAAAACACTAGTATAAATGAAACAGCGGCCGAAGTCAAGCCTCTGTTGAGGGTATTTGCTCACTTAGTGGGTTCCGGTAGCGAATCGGATTACCACGCCCAGCAGCCGGGCGCCCTCGCAACAAGTGCGGTCCTAAGGGTGTTCTTGTTTGCTACTGATATTTCATCGGCAGTATTTCAGTGTTCCTCTATGTAATCCTGCCCACGGTCTTGTCGTTCCCACTGATTCCTAAACAGGTCCATGGCCATCTTAGCATGATCAACTTTGGGGAAACGACTAGGCATAGAACGACCTTGTCTGCGTACTTCAAAACCGCGTCCTTCGTCGCCCCAACATTCTAAACATGATCCGTCACTCATTTCCACTGTGAACACAGGACCTGCTGATTCAGGCAACACAGGATCTTCAACAGGCACAGGTGGCGCCGCAGACATAGAGTCTTGTTGTGTGGGATCTTCTGCAACTGCTTGGTCGCTTTCAGCCTGGCCTTTTTCAATAGCATTCACAGCCTTGTCTATTAGGTCTCGGTCGATGCGAGTTTTCTTTTCTAGACGATCCAAGTCAGGTGTGCCTTTGTCGCGCTGGCCATCATCACCGGCCAATTTGTTTTCTAATCTGTCTAGGTAGCTGTTGAGATCAGCTTTGACTTTGCTCAGCATGTCTTCTTCTACCTGGGCCATGGCTTCTTCCAAGGCAGACTTCTTGGACTCTGCACTTTCATCTGCACCCACAGCATACCCTTTCATGGGATGCTGCGGATCAGTCTTTGCACCCAATGCTTTGATAGATCTAGGCTTGAACAATGCAGGCAACTGCGGCACTGACTTCTGTTGAGGATTTAGCCCGTGCTTGACCACAGCTGGTGTGGTTGCACCTTCTTCAATGGCTGTAATGCGTTGCAATATGGTGCGAATATCTACGGTCATGCTCGTTGGTCTTTCAAGAAACTTCTCAGCATCCAACGGTGCTTGCCCATGGCATCAATACGACCAGCAAGGAAATCACAAATGCCTTGTTGATCTTCGGCTTCAGACACATCAAAACACTGATTCAACAATGCAATCAATTGCTCTGAGTCATTGAACAGTTCTTCAATCATGAGTCGAGCACGCGGGATTTTGGTTTGACCAGGAATCAAACTGAGTTCAGCAAAACGTTCAAAGCTGCCTGGGGTGTAGTCGTCAAGTATGCGAATAAATTCTGCGGTTTGATCTATAGAATTTTCGTACACTTCTTCGTATATCTTGCCAAAAAATTTGTGTAGTTGGGCAAAGTCTGGGCCTTCAACGTTCCAATGAAACAACTGTGCCTTGAGCACATAAGCATATTGGGTGGCCAACAGTGTTTTTAAATCATCAACTAGCACGTTTTTTCCTTTTGTATTTGGCCGGCGTGTTAGGCGTCGGCTCTGATGTATATTTACCTGTCAGTAGGCCTGAGCCTGTTCTTGACAACATGCCCATGTTGCCTATAGCCGGAGCCATACTGCCAGCTGATGTAACACCTGCACTGGCACCACCACTGGCCGTTTCCATAATTTCACGCATTTTCATTGATTATCTCCAACACATCACCTTTGTGCAACACAGCTGATCCCACTTCTACTCTGCCGTTGCGCAGACGCAGTTCTGCTTTTTCAGTATCCAACAACTCATATCTTATTTTGTATCGACCCGGCGGTGCCTGTATCTGAAATGCTTCTTCAAGATGAACACCTTGCCATGTCCATGTTCGTTCAGCAAACAACTCGTCTTCAACATAGCAACGATATCGTGGAGGAGTGTCACTCCAACGACAGTATACATCGAACACCAATTTGACAAACTGACTTTTCATAAGAATATTTATCAAAAACTACGCCTATAAATATTCTACAATGTTAAAACTAAATCAGATACGTAGAGTCCACGTTGAGTTAACCACAAGATGCAATGCTCGTTGTCCTATGTGCATGCGCAACTATAGAGGCATGGATTTTAATTCAGGTTATCCTGTGTGTGAACTCAACTTAGTTCAATTTCAACAAATTTTTACTCCTGAAATATTGGCCAGTATCATGCAGCCTGATCCTCCTGTCAACGGGCGTGTTCCTGTGTCATATGGATTCTCGCACGGATTTTCTTTCAACGGTAATCTTGGGGATTTTGGATCAGCGCGAGACGGCGCAGAAATAGTCAAGTATCTAGTTGACCACGGCGTGCCTGTGGCAATCAATACCAATGGCAGTGTGCGCAACTCTGAATGGTGGGCTCGATTGGCTATGTCAGGAGTAGAAATTGGTTGGGCAATTGACGGACTAGCAGATACTCATTCTTTATATCGTCAAGACACTGACTGGCATAGAATCATTGAACATGCCTCTGCCTTTATCCAAGCAGGCGGTCGTGCAGTATGGAGATTTGTTCCATTTGAACATAATCGTCATCAAGAACAGGCCTGTAGAAACATGGCACAACAGCTTGGGTTTGCCAAGTTTGAAAACATATACGACGGCAGAGACAACGGCCCTGCATTTACACGCACTGGAGAGTTTAGTCATCAAATTGGTAACGATCCTGGATTCAACGGGACTCCTAGAGATATCAAACCCTTGTTAGAAAATCATGTTACTTGGTACGATTCCAAAACTGTCAAAGAAGCCAAGGACACGCCCGATCTTGACATACAGTGTATTCACAAACGCAACCGAGAAATCTATGTGGCCGCCAACGGATCTGTGTACCCTTGTTGCTTTTTGGGATTCTATCCGGGACAAATGAATCATCCTGGTAATCAAGAACTGGCCACGCTGATACATCAAAACAACGCACTGGAATATCCATTGACTCAATGTCTTGAATGGTTTGATCGTGTGGAACAAACATGGCAATTAAATAGCATAGCACAAGGTAGAACATACCAGTGCGTTAAAACCTGCAACAAGATATGAATCTAACCTTACAAAAAATATTTTCAAAGTTGTATTCACCAACTCATACTGCTGGCAATTTAACAGGGGCCAGTAGTGTGCCCGGTACACAACGCTTACGTGACAACATTATTGAACTTTTTAAGAAACATAATATATCCAGTATTTTTGATGCTGGGTGTAACGACTGCAATTGGATGAAGAGAGTGGGACAGTTTGTGCAGTACCAAGGGGGCGATATCAGTTTGGCCATGGTTGCAGATGCTTGGCATCGCCATCCTGAGCTTGATGTTGTGTTACACGATGTGACCACAGATCCCATACCCAAAGTTGATTTGCTGTTTGTGAGAGATGTTGCTATACATCTCAACAATCATGATTGTCGTCAATTATGGCTCAACTGGTACAACAGCAGTGTTCCTTGGATTCTTATCACACACCAAACATACATTGGTCAAAACGTTGATATTGAATACTCTGCAGAACATTTTCCATCATCTGGTGTCAACTGGCAGTTGCCACCCTGGAACTTTCCTGTCCCGCTGGATCAGGTCACAGACTGTGATGCCAACAACATGTCGTTGTGGCATCGTGATCAATTCAAAGAAATATTATGACATCAGCAAAAATTGTATACCTTGCACGTTATCGTGTGCCGCACGCTGTGATGGCGTTGCAATCAGAGTTTAGCCGGCACCTGATTGGTGTAGACAGAACCTGTATTGCCAGTCCTGTGCCCAAAGAAGAACTATGGCCCGTATTTGAAAAATACGGCATTGATACCACTAACTTTGATTATGCGCCCGACTCAGAAATCTACAGACTGTATCCCGAAGTCAACAACTGGGTGTTTGAAGATGACTATCGGGGTTGGTGGCTGCGACAACAGGCCATCAAGATGGCTTTTTTGGATTACCTAGATTATGATCTCATGGTCATGAACGACCCTGACTGTATCTTGATTCGCGATTATGAACCGTTCAAGAACGGCAAGTTGAATTACATGGTACTGGAAAATCAACGACACAGCTGGGGTTACTACGAAACTATCAAAAACGCTTTGGGAATTGAAAGACAAACACCTCACTGCTTTATTTCTGAATATGTGCCTGTACTCAAACAAGACATCACTGATCTACGACTGTTCCTGGAACAACGTCATCACATCAAATGGTTAGACGCCATTGTGGACAACTGTCCAGGAGAAGCCACTGTGCCACCCTGGGGCAAAGGTGAACTCATACGCTGGTTGTCTGAGTACGAATTACTGGGCAACTGGACCATGAGTCGCAGAGAGATCTCTACAGAGCCACAGCACAGGTACATGTATGATGATATGACCAAGATTGGCGGGTTTGATCCTGACTATCACACAGCAATCTGTGATGCTGTGCCCGATCTTAACCGCAGTGTGCGATTTGATTGGGATAAAAAAGAAATTGAGAACTTTGATCAGTGGATGGATCAGATACGGCAAAGGCTTTCTGAAGCTACGGGTGTGATCAAGACTTCAATTATGGAAGAAATATGCCCTGGACAGCCTGATCAACATTGGTTAGGACGCAGTGCTGCAGACGACCAACACCTAACTCAAAAGTTTGGTAACACTTACAAGGCCTGGAAACCATGACAGATTTCTCGCAACTCAAAATTTATAGCCCGGGCTACCAAGCCATAGATTGGGGTTTTGATTATCCACAGATAGTGGATCTAGCCACTGCACTGGCACAGCCTACCAAGATTGCAGTATTGCCAGTGTACTTTAATCGACCCACAGAATTTTCTTACAAACCAGAATTTGAAAATCTACAATTGAGTCAGTTTGACCTGGTGTTGTTTACTGATATTGAGTTTAGATCGCAGACAGAGTTGATCAACTGGATTGATACCACCGATGCCAACAACTGGCTGTTGAGTGTAGCAGGACTGTATGCTTCTGAAACTTTGACTCATCGTACAGTGTATCGTCCATGGTGGAGTTTTACTTTCCTACAGTGGAACCCACCACGTGATGATTTTCCACTGTCACGTCCTTATTTGTTTGACTGTTTGTGTGGCACACGCAGAGAACATCGAGACTATGTGATGCTGAGTCTTGAAAAATCAGGACTGCTGAATCACAGTATTGCTACCTACCGAGACATTTTTGTAGGTGGCAACATCACCGAAACCACTGACAAAGTACAACAACAATTTCCTGATCAAAAAATTGTGTGGCCTTATGTGAGTCCAAATCTAGATCCTGCATGGGAGGTAAGAGAACATCTTGACAACTCTATCAGCAGCATCGAACCCTGGGAAATATACAATCGCACATACTACAGCATCTTGGTAGAAACACTGGGATCTGGAGACTGCTATCTCATGGCAGAAAAGATTGGCAAATGCCTACATGCTCGTAGACTGTTTGTGCACTTTGGCGTAGCACACTGGTTGAAAAAACTTCGATCCTTTGGATTCAAGACTTTTGATTCCATACTGGACGAAAGCTATGACAGCATTGAACGTGACATTGATCGTTGGCAAGCTGCATTTGAGCAAGTAAAATGGTTGAGTCAACAAGACCATCAGAAAATACTACTGCAAGCTCGATCCATCCTGGACCACAATCATCACAGGCTATATGAGTTTCGTCAAGAAAAATACTCCGAAATGCAGCGCATGATTGAGCCACATTTACGCTAATCCAAAATCTTGTGTGATTCTGCGATAGTAGTTGTCAGCAATGAGTTGTTGGCCCCGGGCACCCGAATGGTAACCAGGATCTTCTCCTTCAAACGGATTGTTGCCACACAACGGCAATATTGATTCTCGTTCGTCAAACATCACGTTGCGGTCAGGCACAGCAGTACTGATTGATTTGCGCCATTGAGTTGCCCCCAACGCAGGATCAAAGGGCCACAACAACACAGGCACAAACAAAAAGTCAATGCCAGCATGATGCAGTTCAAAAATGCCCGACTTAACAATCCATTCGTCTTGTTGCCGTTTCCATTCTGAATCATATATACCATCTATGTAGTGTCGTACAGCAGTCTGAGATGTTTTGCTGATCAGCCCTGAACGATAAGGATGATCAAAGTTTTCTGCTAAGGTGTAGATAGTCTCGCAGATCATGTTGTAGTTGTTGTTGCCGTAGTTGACGTTGTTGATGCCATCGTCACGATTATAGCCATTTTTTAATGTGCGATCTTGCAAGTGACGCTGTATTTCTGGATTCCATCCACCTGTGCTTTTTTTCCAATCAAATGGTGCTGCCGAAGCTGGTATTTCCATTCTGTCCCAGAACGTGGGAGTGATCACAGCAAAGTCAGGACGTTGCCTCAGTATTTCATCAATCTGCACACGTATGCCCCCGTTGCTGCAACCCTGTCGTGCTAGATTCGTCAGGTCCCAGCCTAGTTGTTGAGCCAGCAACTCACTCCAGCTGGTGCCAGGCATGCGCTGACTCACTGCTGAATAACTACATCCTGCTACCATTAATTTCATTTTGTTTCCTTGTAACTGTTGCGGTGTTCACTGTGATGAAAGCCTTGCACAATTTCACCGTGCATGGGCAACTCATTGAGGTTGTATGTACCTGCAGGCACAGTGTATGTGGTACCTTGGCCTGGTGGCGCAAATGTGACCAGACGCGGATGCCATTGCACTGAATTGTGTACCAACACATGATGTATGTGTCCGTAGTCGCCAAATTCATCATGTGTCAACACCAGATCAAAATTCTTTGCCAACTCCCAACAGGCTCGTTCGGCACGTTCCTCTGTCCATCTAGTGAATTGTTTTTGTTCATTGTCGTGCCAATGATCTTCAAATCCCAAGAACACAGTATCAATACCTCGGCGGCGCCAAAAAGCAGCAAGCTCTGCACCTCGTGGGTCTTGTTCAGTATAGGTCAGGTATCCAATGGTCCAATTCATTTCTGGATGATTGTGAATATAACTATAGGCAAAAATCACACAGTCATCAGGGTGTGCAACCATGCACAGTGCGTTTATTTTAGTGCCCATGCTTGAGTAATTCCTTTGTCGATCAGCAAATCACGATACTGTTGTTGCTGACTCACAGTGAGCTGCGGCCAGGCGTTTCGGTGTATGCTCACTGTGGTGGCCTGCTGCATATGATCTAGTATACGATCCGCTAATGCAACCTCACTGTGACACATGTTTACCGGCCGTATTGATGGTTGATCTGTAGTGTACAAACTGGTCAATGAACCATGTCGGTATTGCACATAACCAGAATACAGCACAAACTCTGTGAGCATGCCTTGCGATTGAAACCATTCAGGGAAGTTCTGCTGAGTCAGTGCAGTGGTATCTGCAATCATCATTCTCACTGTGTTGTTGTTGAACACAAACGGCACGCCGCCGGGTCCAATTTGATGCTGTAGGTCAATGTTGTATGTGGCATTGACAATTTGTCTAGCAGCATCAAACACTGGATACAGCTCCAGGGTTCCTGTGGCAATCTTGCCTGTGGAATCAAACAGTTGTGACAATGTCACAGGTTGAACAAATACAGTTTTGGCATCCAATACCATGGTACACTGATTGTAGCTCATGGCGGGCACCAGTAGTTTGAGTACTTGCTGACTGACCCATCCATTGTCCACAAAGTCAGTTGAAAACACAGATCTGGGTATGACTCGAACCAAATGGCTCATACTGCCCCACCATGCAGGATCAATCAGTTGCACAACTGAGTCGTGATCGTTGACCACAACATAAATGCAGTTTACGCCAATGTCGTGGCAGTACAAATCTATGCTTTGAGCCTGTAATTTCAGCACAGGAATTTCTTGTTGGAATACAACAGTGCAAATATCAATCATGCACGTATGTATGCTAGCTGTGATTGTGAGTTGTTATTTGCCAGCAGCAGCCAAGGCAGCACCACGGTTGAAGCTGTTGCTCCAGCTGGCTGGTTCATAGCCACGTTTCTTGTACCAGTCGTAGCCAGCACGATGTCCTGAACAGTCCTTGGTGCATTCAGAACCCAGGAAACTGAGTTCATCCAATTTTTGATCATTGCTGTAACGATATCTGGGCAGCGGAGTGTGCCCACGTTGATGTCTGGAGCCTACGCGAGCATTACGTTTGGCAACGGTGCCAATGAACTCGCTGGCTCTCATTTTTTGGGCTGTTGAGGAGGTTGAACTGCTGTGGGCATGTTGCGGTAAACACGTTTGGTAGGATCCCACACAGTTTTCATTGGCCCTGCACCTGCTAGCTTTTTAAGGCGTGCCATGGCAGAATCAAACGCATCAGCATCCATATTGCCAATCTTTTCGTTGGAGCCTTCCATGTTGGCAATAGGCTCAACTGGTGCAGCAGCAATATCTTTTTCTAACTGACCGATATCACCTTCCGCCACACCTTGCTTTTCAGAGAACTTCATAATATCTTTTTTTGGAACTAGATAAACATCAATAGTTGTTTTCTTCTCAACATCAACTGCTTTTTTCATGCGATTAAGCCCATCAGCAACACCAAGATGTCCATCATCATTTTGAATTACTAACAGTGGAAAACTTGTATCAGCATTCATCATTCTTTCTTTATTTCCTTGCCACCATGAAAGATCATGTTTTATTTTTGATAATGGAAAATCTTTATGAAAATATTTTGGATTTTTTTTGGCAAAGGCTATTATTTTTTCTACACTAAATGTATTGCCATCTTCGTCGGCAAATTTGCTACCTGCAAAAAAATCTGAGCCTTCCGCCACACCTTGCTGGTCAGCTCTGGCTTTGGCTTCTTCTCTGCTGGGACTAAAGCCCTGTGACATTGCTGACTGTACTTGGGTAGGATACACAGTTGCTTTGAACATTTTGCCATCTTTGACAATGTACCACTCAGTGGGATCTAGATCGTGGCGTTCATCGTTGCCACCACCGTCTTGACTGTAGGCGTAAGAGTCACGTTTGCTCATGCCTGCAACACTATTGTCGTAATCTCTTTGATACGCATCACGCTTGTATCCAGCTTCTGTCATGTTGCCCAACATCTGTTCAACTTGGCGAACCCAACCGGATACATCGCTACTGCCAATTTCGTCCGTGTCACCCACAAAGTCAGCAACATCGTCAACTGCTGCACCCACTCGCTCAGGACCGTACTTGCTCAATAAGTCTGTACGCTGTAGCAAGATACGACGAATAATAGCAGACGCAACCGGGCTGTGTTCTTGCCCAGGGTTATCCAATACACCCTCAGCAAGGGGTTCAGGGCTAGAGTTAAAGAGTTCGTTGAATAGCATAGTATTTGTATTTAGTCTGATCGGATTGCTACGCAATCCTAAGCTTCGCTTGTCAGCTCGCTTTGTTTATACAAATACACAAGAGATATTTCGCTAGATTGTGACGCCATACGACACCCTGAAACAGGGCGCCAAGACATTCGCTGAGTTGCTCAGCCACACTTATGACAGCAGGTATTTGTGTTGTCTACTGTTCTGGGCTCTGTACCTTACCCTACCTGCTACGACTTTTAAAGATCCCTCGGTGTCAATTGGATCTATGACAGTATCTGACAATAAGCTAGCTTGCGCTACGCTCAACCCGTACGACTGTTCTAACGCTACTGCCACAGGGCAGACGTTTTCTCTGGGCATCCCTGCGGCACAGGGGTAGAGAACAGAAGCCTGTTAACAGCGGACAGAATTGGCTACCGCCACACATCAGAGCGGATTCACCAGCGGTATTATATTCGGCCCGCCAACCTTGTGCTGTTTGTTTTTGAAATAAGTTTAAGTTACAGGAGACCGCCTCTTATTTTTTACGTCCTGATTTCATGTTGGCACACCAGTGGTACATACGGGCTCTTTCTCCTGATGCACGTTTGGCTCTTGCTCTTAGATCTGTTACACTTCCATTGCAGCTGGCACCTGCACGTTTTACACGCCCAGGTCTGCTTTTTCCTTTTACTTTGCCGTCAGCAAAGTTTTCACTCAACGCTTGTGCAAGTCCTGGATGCATGGGTTCAGGCAGTTGATCTGACTCACACCAGCACCAGTCTTTTGATTCACGATTGATTTTGGGTTCAAATTCATGTGGCACACGACCAATAAAGGTGGCATACTGACTGTTGCTGCTGAGTGGTTCCAACTGGAGTGGGCCTACATATCCACCTTCTTCTGCCAGCTCTCTACGCACACATTGTTCCAGTGTTTCTCCTAGTTCACAGCCGCCACCCCAGGTTGACCACAGGCCAGGATCACTCACTGTGTCACTGCGTTGCTGTAAACACCAACGACCTGTGTCCTCAGCTACTATTATACAGCCAGCAGCCCGTGGTTGTGTAAATTCATTTGCTCTCATACCACGGCCTTTCGCAAACGCTGCCACACACTGGGCGGTTTCTCGGGCACAGACACAGTAGGCAGCAAAGGAGGTTGTTTCACAGCCTTGTTGAGTCCTTTCCACATACCTTTGCCCATGTCAGTTTGCATTTGACTTGGTTGAATGTCGTTGCCCAAGCTATTGGCATACTGATACATTAACTTGGCCAGTCCCTTGCCGCGGTATCGAGGATTTACATAAGTGTATGCTGACTCCATGTATCGCTCTCCATCTTCTCTACGAGTTTTTACAAGAAAATCGACCCAGGCCAGTTCTTCATTGGTGTTGGTATCAAACACCTTTACATGCAACACATTGGCAACTGTGTCACCATAGCGTCGTGTATCGCCCGTGGCTTTGATTGTCCATTCTCCGTTGTTGACCAGCTGCTGATCAAGAAAACCGTCTTGTGCAGTTTCTGGAGAAACTTTTTCGCCTACAAACTCTTGTGCTCTCATGATTGACCTCTAACACGATCAAACCAGCTAGGATCAGGACGACCCTTGACTTCGCCGTGACGCTTGTGTTGTCCTGCATAGTCATAGTAACGTCCTACAACATCAAATCCTGGCTGGAAGAATATAGCAGCCGGAGGATTACTCATACGCATAATACCCACACGTTGTTTACCCTGCGGCGGATTAGCCACACCTGAATCACCACGACGAGCAGGTTGTAGCCAAGCTGTGTCTTTTAGTTTAACTAGCCAAACATAAGGATTTTCTGTTGCGTACAAGTCTTTGTTTTTGAGATATTCGTTAACTGGGTAGAACCAAAGTGCAGGACGTCCTCGGCCTGCACCAATGTAGTCTACATCAAAGTTGGGATCATCCATGTCGGGCGATCGACCAAACTTTTGCCTGGCACTAAATCCCAGTTGGTCTACAGCAGTTACACGCACAAAATATTCACCAGGACCATTCTTTTTCACGTCAGCACGAATCTGATCACGTATAGGTGGAACGTGTGCTTCAACAACAAACTCATTAGCTCGCATTAGGCATTTCCCATTACTGGAAAGACTTCGATATCGCCCGCAGGATATAATAATCCTTGACGTATTTGATTACGTGCCCATTCACGGCCAACACGATTTGCATCCATTTGATTGTTACCAATGCCGCCAAAGCGATGAATCTCTTCGCCATCGAGTGTTACTTTCCATTGGCCTGTAAACACCTGCTGATCTTGCCCAGGGCGGGTCAGTGTTTGTGGTGCATTGTATTGTGATATATCTGGTTCAATATCAATGATACCACCTTGTGCTGTGTCTGTGCCACCAACACCTTCTCGAGTTCGTACTTCAAAGTCTGATTCGTTGTGATCGTTTTGTCTTAACCACGTTCTTGATTGTGACTCTGCTTCAATAGGATTACTGCTTGGTGGGTTGTAATAAACTTGATTGTTGCTTCTGCTGGCTACTTCCCAGGGTCCAGAGCCTGTTGGTGTTAGTGGGTTCGTATCTGTTTGTGCAGTATCTTCCGCAGGTTCAACTTGATAATTGCCATCAAAGTTGTTTTCCCGTGCCCATAGTGAGGCTAACTCATTGGCTTTGGCTCTAGTATTCTCTGCAGGACGGAAACGATATACTTCACGATTTAAACCATCAACCATTTTCCACTGTCCTGTTGGGCTTGTGGCAGCACGGCCAGACTGCGGCGCTTGTTCAGAAGGTTCAAGCTCTCGAGCAGTCAATTCAAGATCATTTCTAGGGTACCTTATATTATAATTCTGTATCCAGGACTCAGCTGCTGCCTGGTCTCTGAATCTCCTAGTACGGGTGGTACCTTGGTCGTTGAATTCTGCAAACCGATCAAGCACCGTTACATAAGCTCCCCAGTTGCCAGTTGTTGCACTGTCTTGATCTTGTTCAGGTTCTTCAGCAGGACGAACAGTGGTAGCAATCCAACGGTTGGTTCTAAAGAATTCTTGTTCTGGGGTTGTACCTATGTTTAAATTCCATCGTCGTCTGGCTTTTTGCATTGCTTCGAGCTCACTAAAAGCAACAACTTCTATACCTTGTCTTTGATATGGAGAATCAGTGCCTTGAACTTTCCATACAAAAGGTTTGTCCAAACTGGTGTCTTCAAATGGACGCAAAGGCTTGGCCACAACTGATTGTCGTGTGTTGGCCCAGCCAGGATAGCCATCTGGTCCCAGGGCTTGGGCAATGGCTTCTTCTTTAGAGGTAGCAACAACTTCTATACCGGCAGAACTTTGCGGGGGATTGGTAACGCTCCACCACATTTTTTGATTGATTGTTTCGCCGCGTTTTACCTTGCGCTCTAGTTGTGCTTGCTTAACAAAACTACGCAAGGCAGCCTTGGGTAGCTCACCAGCAGCATATTGTGCAAAATACTTGATTGTGTCTGAATCCTTTTGGTCCGCAGTCAACAATTTGTAAAGTTTCTTTTGATACTCTTGACGATAAGCATCCGGATTCAGTGCCGCACTCATGGCCACTGTGAATCGTAACAGGGTGTTTTCAATCTTGTCAAAGTTGTCATCCAGCCAGTCACCACCAGGTGAGCGGAATTCAATGTGTCCGTCCTTGGTGTTGATGCTGGTGTACTTGCTGGTAATACCTGAGTGGATGGCCTTGGTAGCAAGTGCATCCAAGTTACCCTTCATCTTGTCCAGCAACTGTTTTGCTGCATCTGGATTTTCACGTACTTTTTCCTTGACCAGCTTCATGGCTGACTTAGCGTAGGTATTGCCAACACGACCAAACAAGTCCAGGATATACTCGTCGCCCATTAACAATGCTAACTTTACAAAGTCCAAGTTTTCTCTGCTGTAGTTGGGCACTGAGATGTTGATGTGCAAGCCTGTTGAGTCGTTGGTATAGCAGCCATATTCTTTGGCCCAGGCCTTGACTTTGTTCAAGTCACTTAGTATATCGTCAATGGGCAGGGGCGGACTTACAAACTCCAGGCCTTGATCATTGGTATCATCCGGCTCCAAACTGCCATCGGGCTCGACCACATAGTGTTGTTGTGTAGGGCTGGGTCTTTGTACTCGTCCTGAATGATAGCTGCCACTGGCTCGAACGTCACGGCCTATGGCATTTTCAAACTCTTGTGCTACATCTTCAATACTGGCTTCGCCACCGCCGCCACCGCTGGTCCAGTGCGGCCAAGAAATATCATAGGCGTTTTCAACACCGCTCATGCGATCTAGGTCTTCAGCGTCTAACCAGTCACTTTCGTCATATGAGTCTTGATTTTCTTCTCGGAACTCATCAAATGCTTGTTGATGGTAATTACTGCCGGGATCATTGTAAACATTAGCAGCAAAGTTGTCTAATTTTTCTTCACGCGAAGCTTCAGGATCATCTTCATTGTTGTTCCATTCTGATTCGTCTACATTGTTGGCAACCCACTCACGCACATAATCATCCCCATCCGTATCCCAATCATTGCCAATTTTATCATCACGCCATTCCTGGAAATCGTTGTTCATTCTTGCACGTAGGTTTTCAACATCTCTACGGCCATTGTAGTCGCCGTCATAGAAAAACTCCACAGCATCATCTATGCTACGGCAGCGTTGGTCTGCGTCATAGTCGGGTTCCAAGTCACCGTCATCGTTGCCTTCAGTGTTGGGCACAATCATTTCAAATTCCATGCCAGCTATAGCACCAGTCTTGGCGGCTTCAGCTCGCAGATTCTTGCTGGTCATTTTGATTTCGCCTAGAAATTCATCCTCTAGGAGAGCAAACTCTCGACGCAGGCTTTCTACTAGGCCATTGGTCTTGGCCAATTGTGGCTGACCTTGTGCATTGGTCCTCAACGCCATCTTGTTGGCATTCTTGCCTGTTGCGCCTGGACGAACATCTGGACTCAAGGCCATCACAAAGCGTGGATCGTTCTTTTCTGCGTCAGTGGGAATGTAACCTGAGCTTTCAGTTACAGCAGATTTGTCAAACATTTCTGGATGTGCATCAGCATAATCACGCATGATCACACCAGCTGTGGCATGTGCTTGATTTTCCCAACGACTGCCAGTGTTGCCAGCATCAGCAGGCAACGGCGACAGTTCGTGCTGTCTACAATGTGCCAATTCGTGTGCAGTGGTACGCAATATGTCCATGATGTGGCGATCGGCCATGTTCACATGTAGTTCGTGTGTTTCAGGTACGTATCTGCCAAAGCTGCCGGCATTTTCGCTCCAGCTGTCATCATTGTGTAGTCGCACACGCGGTAGTTTCTGAATGTTCAGTCGGCGAGCAGTGTCTCTAATGAAATCACGCACAATGCTTTCGGCTTCGGCTTCTTCACTGAGATATTCGTCAGTGTCAGGACTTACCCCGTCCCATGTGCTTTGTGCACCAGCGTCACCAATGGCGCTGCCTTGTGCAATGCCTGAATCAACTTCGCGTACACTTTCTCCACCGCCGTCTCCGCCACCAGCATCACCGGTTTCGCCTGCGCCAAAGTTGTAGCCTGGATAGAACCAGCCACCAAACGCACCATAGGTAAATTTCTTTTTGGCCTTCTTGCGTTTTTTCTTTTCTGTGAGACTGAGCTCACGATCATGAGCCTGTGTCTTGGCTTGCGTTAAACGTTCGATGTGTCCAGAACGACGCAGCATTTTGAATACCAAGTTATCGCAGCCAAACTCGCCGGCTTGCTCTAGCCCAGTCTGACGCATGGTCTTAATTTTGTCCCACAAACGCTGCATGGTTTCTTCGCTGCCGGATGCCACAGCTTGATCAATCCTGGCTGCCAGATCTTCAGTTTTATGAGCCACGCACTGGTCGTCTAGTTCTATTTTGCGTCTGCGTGGTACCTGGACCCAGTCATTGTTTTTGACACTGTAGATTCCTAGACTATGATGTTTTTGATCCGCAGGTTGAACATAGAGTTCAACATCAGCACCCCCTATGCGTATGTCGTGTTCATCGTTGTACTGATATTTTTTGGCGTTGAAAAGTTCTTGAAATACTTCGCTGTTTTGCTCTGGCATTTGCACCACAAGATGCAGGTCAATGTCACTGTGTGGGGTATAACTGTAGGCTGCATTGGATCCTGACACTGTGACATCCACTACGTCTAGATCAGGCACACCCAAAAATTCTTGAAAATCGGCTGCTATTTCCAGCAGTTTGTTGTGTACTTCGGGCAACAGATGTTCAGTTTTGTCCCACAACCGCGGGTTAAGGCGATTGTGGAATTTTACTGCATCTGCAAGGTTGTAGGAATCTAACTCATGGAGGTTCATGAGTGTATTTACCGTTACGGAGCTGTAGAAGTTGTTTCGGGGGTTTGGCTAGATGCAAACACTTCAGGCTCTGCAGCAGGTGCAGCCTCTGTAGCCGCAGGCGGCAACTGGCTAGGAATCTGATGTGTGGGACCTTTGACCAGAGCAGCAAGGTCCTGATACAGTTTGTCTTGTGTTTGACCGTCAAACACATAGGTGCCCACGTGACGCAACAGCACACGTTTGTCCACGTACACTTCCCCGCCTAGATCACGCCAGTTTTCACAGAATGTCCAGTCTTCGGAGTAGTAACGATTTTCACGCACTGCTGTGTCAAAGTAGGTTTTCATGTAAGGATTGAGTTCTTCGGGCAAGCCAATGTCGTTGTTGAACGGACGAGTAGCAGGGTGCTGATTCAGCTTTTCAAACACATCGCGCTTGATCAACAAGAAACCTGTGCCAGTTTTGCTGACTTCTACCAAGTGTGGTTGTTCGGGTGTGCCTTCTTCTTTGCCCGGGATGCCGTTGACGCACCATTTCACAGGCAAACTCTTCATGGGGTACAAGCCGCCGATCACGTCTTTGCGAGCATTGATCATGACCAACAGGTGCCAGGGTTCCCAGCCAATGTCTGCGTCGATAAACATCAAGTGAGTGCTTTCGGGTGTGTTCAAGAACTTGGCTGTGAGTGTGTTTCGTGCACGACTGATTAAGCTTTCATTGGTCATGGTTTCCACAGTCCAGTCAATGCCCAATTGGCGACAAGTATTGCCCCATTTGATAAAGCTCATGAATGTTTGTTCAGTCATCATGCCGCCGTAGCATGGCATGCAGATATGAACACGAGTAGTGCGCAAGTAATCTAGATCAACTTGAATCTGTACTTGAGCGGGATCAGTGTTGCTAGGTGGGGTGGTTGTGGGTTGAATGTCTGCCATGGTATCTCCGTAAAATGTGCTAATATTTACAGATTATACACGGCCTGACAAAATTTTTCTAGTGGTTTTGAAACAAAAATCAATTATTTTTTGCGGCCAGCACAGTGAGCACGTTGACTGAATCCTCGTGGTGCAGCACAGTTGATGCTGTTTTTGTACTTGCTGCTCCACTTTTCTTCTATGTAGTCGTCTTCGTTGGTAAAGGTAGCAGCCCAACCTTGGTTTTCGCCTACACCTCGACCTAACTGTTTTAAGTCAGATAAACGCACATTCAGAGTCTTGCCATTGGCTGAGATTCGAGCATAGTTTTTGTCTGGATCTAGTTCAATTACTTGTGCTGTTTCTCCAAAATACTTTACAGTATCACCAGCTTGTATTTTTTTCATGCTTGCTGTGCCAACATCTATTTTGATATCTCCAGCAAAGTTTCCTTGCGGTCCCCAGATATCATCGTTGCCTTCCGCCACACCTTGCTTTACATTATCTGATGTACCAAATTCTACTTTTAGTTTAGCGTTTTTCCAAATTGGGTTATTTGGCTGAACTCTTTGTTGCATCAAGTATATAGTGGATATGCGATGTGCCCCGTCTTGTAATTTGCCATCTAAAACTATTATAGGAGGCCAGTTTTTATAGGCATCGGGTCGTATGACTAATTCTTTTGCATATTGAATTACTCTTTTAGTTACTCCCCAAGTAAAGTCTTTATTATCTCTATCTGTTACAACATTGTTATAGTATGGTATGCCTGATACTGACTTGAATATCTCATCTAGCGTTAGATATTCTGTTACAACTTTGGTAGGATCAATCCAGGATATAGGTTTGCCAGATGATTTACCAGGTTGAGGAACGCCTTCCGCCACACCTTGCTCGTCTAGTCCACGTTGTTTTCTTTGTTTGTGTAGACTCTTGAATTGATTACGTTTGTTTGGGCGTGGAAGGTTATCCAGCGCACTCTCATCTACTACACCTAATGCTGTGTCCAACAGTTTGACCACAGTTTGTGCCAACTTAGGGTTCGTTTGCGTTTTAGGGTACAGGCTCATCACAAGAGCTGTTTTGCGTTTTTCGTTTAGCCGGGGCCATGCACTACGAATCTCAGTGGCCGACGTCATGCCAGGACCAAACTCCACAGTGGGCAAGTATGCCATGTAGGCATGTTTTGCAAATGGTTCTAGCTTTCGAGCACCCAACAAAGGCTGCAAGTAGCTAGGCGACCCGTCTTTTTTGACACCACCAGGTTGTGGCGGTTGTGCTGCGTCTTTTTCACTGCGTACAAAGATCAACACATCTTTTTGTGGATCAAACTTGGCGGTAATTTCTTCTGCTCTAAACGGTGATTTGACTTGTACAAAATGACCTGTATCGACTCCGGCTAATCGAGCCAGCTTTTCTTTTACAGCAAACGGAAAAGGTCGTGAACTGGTATCGTTGGTGGCAGCAACATACACTTCAGCATCGGGAAAAGTTTGTTGCGCACTTTGATACAATGCAGCATGTCCTGCATGAAATGGGTGAAAGCCGCCAGGCATGATTACAATTGTGGTCATGCTGGTATTTAGTTTACATGTGTTCCAGCAACCAAAGGTAAACAGGGGTAGAAAACTTCAAGCTCACAGTTCCGTTGCAGCCCACAGTGTTGTAGAACTGTTCAGTGATTTCGGTCTCAGTACCGTTGAAATCATGTCGGTACACAGCTTGTTCGCGCACCACTTGATCTATGTCAATTCCGTCAATGCTGAAGTTGTTGATTTCCAACATGCTGTCACTCACAATTGTGCCGTTGTCATCAATTTGAGTGTGTTCGGCTGTTTTGTTTTTTATCACAATTTTCACAACATGCAGTTGTTCAACTGTGTCATCAAAATCGTGGTCCACTGCATGAGATTCAGTACACTGATCTTGATTCAGTATGCATTGCTGATCAGCCCAAACCTCTACGCCTACGGGAGCATCAGGATTGGTGGGAACAATATCGAATTTTAATTTTGAAGTAGTCATCAGTATGAAATAGTTACAGAGTTAATAGTACCGCCGTCAAAGCCCACTACACGGGCCCGAATCCAGGCAAAGTTTCCAGGAATATTGACCGAATAATAACCAGTCACAGCCGAACTTGAATCACCAATGGAATAAGTTTCAAACCATGTGGCAGTTTGAGCCACAGAGTCTAGGGTGGCTTCGATGATGATTTCGGCTACCACGCTAGTTACATTGATCAACACAGTTTGCAAACCACCGCGACCTTGATAGTAGTTGGCAGCTTCGACAGCATCGCCAGCCCAGTCTTGACTGCTGCCGTCGTAGTTGCCCGACGGTGTGCCATACACTGTGGTGCCCAGCATGGTTTTGGTGGTGATCATTATGCTCGTTCAACTTCCACAATCACTGCACTGCCCACCAGTTCCTGTGCAACTTCTACCATGGCAGTAATGTGCTCATTGGTAATAGCTGGATCTGGGTCTGTGTCGTTTTCACGCACAATTTTGCTGAATTTAATGACGAGTACGTCTTCGATAATTTTTGCCATAGTCAAGTATTTATACGCTGAACAATGGGCACAGTCTTTCTGAAAGCTCTGGGCATGATCAATGCCAACATGGTAGCATACACTGGGTCATTGTAGTCCACATAGTAGTGATCTGGAATCCAGTGATTGCCGTGCCGAGTACCTTTCAAGAACTGTTGCATGGCAATACTGGGTTTTATATCGTTGCCTTGCGCTGTAAAAAAATCTTGTAAAGCAGATATTTTGGCCCCAGGAAATTTCTGACTCTTAAAGTAACTGCGAAACTGATGTGTGGGCTCCAACAGCAACACAGTGTCACGAGGCCGATCTACCACAGCCTGTTTGATCCGGTGTTGTTTGGTAAAAGGACACTGCGCAATTAAATCGTCAGCAATGTCAGGATCGTTGGTATAGATCGAAGCCCAGTGCCCGCTCACAGTCAGCTTGAACGGCTGTGCAATATGGTTGACAAAATCCAGAACGATTCTTAGATCGGAAACTACTTTTGCTGTGTACCGTTCTTCCCAGTGTGCCCATGACATTCTGTCACCAACATAGTGATCTAGTGCAGCAACAGATCTATGTCTGAGTGTGTGCGCTTCTTTCAACCAAAAAGAAAACGCATACTGCCACTGATCAAAATACAGTCGGTCTCGACTTTCAGTTTTCAGTGTTGACAACAATGATACCGTCATGATTTACTCCTGATTGAACTGCAACTTCTACATCAAACACTGCTGTGTCGTTTTGAATATCCACGTTGACTGTGCAGTCGCTCAAACGTTCAAACAAGATCTTCTTGCTCAACGGCACACGAATGATTTCGTCAATTTTGCGACTCAATGGTCGAGCGCCCATCTTGCTGTCGTATCCTTTGACTGCCAAGTAATCAATCACTGCTTCGCTAAGATTCAGTCTGATGTTCTTGGGTGCCAAGCTGGCTTTGAGTTCATCCACAAACTTTACCACAATCTTCTTGATGGCCAGTGTGTCCAGTTTCACAAACTTGCACACAGCATCAATACGATTTCGCAGCTCGGGCTTGAAAAACTCTTTCATGGCTCGTTCGTCTTCGCCTGTTTTTTCTTGTGAACCAAAGCCAATGGCATTGGTTTCACTGTCACGTGCACCCAGGTTGGATGTCATGATGATGATGGTGTTTTTGCAACTGACTTTTTTGCCGTTGCTGCCAGTGATGTGTCCTTCGTCCAGCATCTGCAACAAGATATTGGTGACATCGGGGTGAGCTTTTTCAATCTCGTCAAACAAGATAATGCTGAACGGATGCTTGCTGATGTCTGAGATCAGTTTGCCGCCGCCGATGTTGCCATCTTCAAAGCCCACATATCCTGGTGGCGCACCAATCAAACTGCTTACTGAGTGACGTTCCTGATACTCACTCATGTCGTATCGCAACAAGTGCATGTCTAGATTGTTGGACAATGCTTTGGCCAATTCTGTTTTGCCTGTGCCTGTGGGTCCCAGGAACAAGAAACTGCTCATGGGCTTGCTCTCATTGCCGATGCCGGCAAAGCTGATGTACACACGTTCCAACACAGTGTCCACAGCTGAATTTTGCCCATATAGTCGTTGTTTGATATTGCCTTCCAGTTCCACAATTTTGGCACTGCGTTCATTTTGCAGTTTGTCCACAGGCACACCAGCCACACGACTCAGCTGTTGTTCAATCATGGATTTTGTAATTGTAACTGTACCTGCGTCTTTGACACGTTCCCGAGCACATGCTGCATCAATGAGATCAATCGACTTGTCTGGGTTTTTGCGATCATGGATGTATCGGTTGGCCAACTCCACTGCGCCCGTAATGGCTTCGGTATCAATGAGAACATTGTGAAACTGTTCGAGCCGGGGCGACAAACCAATGAGAATTTGTTCGGTAGTGAGAGTATCCGGTTCATCAATCGACAAGCGATAGAAACGTCGCATAAGAGCACGGTCTTTTTCAAAGCTTTCATAGTATTCTTCCCAGGTAGTTGAAGCCACCACTTTCAAGCTGCCTTTGGTGATAGCAGGCTTCAGCATGTTGGCAAAGTCCAGGCTGCTGTTGGAACTGGCTCCTGCACCTTTCATGGTGTGTGCTTCGTCCACAAACAAAATACAGTTCTTTCTGCTTTCCAGTGCAGCAATCACAGACTTGAGTTTTTCTTCAAAGTCACCGCGATACTTAGATCCGGCCAACAGTGAACCAATTTCCAAGCCCCATACTTCATGATCCTTGATAAACGCAGGCACTCGACCAGCCACAATTTCCTGGGCCAAGCCTTCCACAATAGCAGTCTTGCCCACACCAGGATCGCCCACCATCAGCACGTTGGCCTTGAACTTGCGAGCCAGCACAGTGATCATTTCCTGTACTTCTTTGCTTCTGCCAATCATGGGCTCCAGCTGATTGGCTTTGGCCTTGGCACTGAGGTTTATGCAGTACTCTTCCAGGATTTCTGTGGCTTGTGTATTGCTGAGTTTGCCTTCGGCAGCAGTGTAGTTTTTCTGCCAGAAGTCAATGAATTCTGTTTTCTTCACACCGTATTTCAGCAAGAAATAATGTGCATGACTGTTGCTCTCACTCATGATGCTGAGATACAAGTCGCCAGTGGTCAGTGTGCGTCGGCCAGTAAACATGGCCTGCACATTGGCTCGATTGAAAATGCGTTCCAGAGCCTGTGTTTTTCTGGGCTGGATGTTTTCTGCTGAAGTCACAATGTTGGTCAGACCACCAAGATATGTGTCAACCTCGACCTCCATGTGCTCAGTGTCTGTGCCAAATTTGTCCAGTAGTTTGCGAAACGGCTGATACCGTATCATGGCCAACAGCAAGTGCTCGGTGATAACAAATTCATGTTTTTTGTCGCGAGCAATTTCAACGGCTTGTTCAACAATGCTTTCAATTTCGGAGTTGTTTGTCATGGACATAGTAAAAAGTTAACCTAACTGTTATTGTAACACATCGCAAATAAATTAGCGATACTTTTGGATTGCTTCCAGTATTTCTGGAGCAATTTTGGGGGGCAATACTGCATGTACTCTCACAAACATGTCTCCGGTTTGCCCTTGCGAGTTGGGAAGACCACGTCCTCGCACACGCAACATAGTGCCCGGTTGTGTACCCACCGGAATGGTAATCTGCAATTGGTTGTTCAAAATGTCAGTGATTTGAACAGACCCGCCAGTGATTAAATCCCACACATTCACACGCTGTTCTTGAATGAGATTTTGACCCTGACGCTGCCATTGAGAATCTGGGCGAATCTTGAAGGTCACGACCAAGTCAGTGCCACCAGGTCCTATGCCTGCATACTGTACATTGTCGTTGTCTTCAATGCCCACAGGAATGTTGATCTCCACAGCACTGGCACCTTGTGCTGTGTCTAGACTCACTGTTCTGGCACCTCCGGTGGCAACATCATGCAGTGTTATCCACAGCGTCACACGCACATGATTGCGACGTGTTTGATTAAACCCTGGAAACCCACCGCCGCCAAACATCTGACCAAATATGTCATTGAACTGTGCACCGCCAAAGTTTGAAAAGTTGTGTTGTGCTGGGGGGTTGTCGTAGGCAGCTCGTTTGGCTGCGTCGCCCAGTGTGTCATATGCAGCCTGTATTTTTTGAAATGCTGCGGTATCGCCACCTTTGTCAGGGTGGTGCTGACTGGCCAGCTTGCGAAATGCTCGTTTGATCTCGTCAGCGGTGGCAGTTTTGGAAACACCCAATGTGGCGTAGTGATCTGTCATTAAAAGAAACCCAGTATATGTTAATTATACTGGGTTGGTGCTGCCTTTGTCAAATCAACGTCGACGAAATAGATAGTCTGTGGTCCACCAAACTGCAATGGCCACAACCAAAACAGAACTGACCCAGAGTACAATACCTATCATTTTTTGTTGCCGTCCGGTACCGCAGTTGCGTTTTCAAGTTTTTTGTGTTGCTTGACTTCTTTGCAATTTTGCTTGACATTGCCTTTGGCGTCTTTGACAGGTTTGCCTTCTTTGTCTTTGACGTCTACACAAACTTTTTTAGTTTCTTTTTTGGGCTCTTCAGCATACGCCAGCGAAGTACCTAGAGCCAATGCTACTGCTAAAATTAATGATTTCATTGCTGTTTCCTTTTTAACCAATTACTGGATATTCTGGCTCAGGTGGAGCCTTTTTGCCGCCCCATCCAGTGTTTACTGGTGCCGCGGTTGCAACAGGAGTCTGACCCCAGCTGGGTGCGGGAGTATACGCTGCTGATTGAGGTGCGCTTCCAAAGCTGCTTCCGCCGCCCATGGGTTGCGAACCCCAGGAGTTTGTTGCTGGCGCAGATACGCCAAATGTTGCAGCCCCGGTTGCAGGGTTGGATAGTTGTGGTGTTGCATTGTTTCCTCCAGACACACCGGCCATTTTTTCTTGGCCTCGACTCCATGCACTCACGCCCAGCACAGCACCCATGGCCACGTGGAACAGGCCGCCACCTTGCAATGTGATAGGTGCCCATTGACGGAACGCATCGTTTTGTACAGCAGTTTCCCAGAATTGAACGGCTGTGAACATTATTGGAAAAAACACAAAGTCAAACAAGCAGGCAGTCATGTACATGATGGCCATCATGGGTCGCCATTTCTTGGTCATCCAGTCTTCTTCTGCTTTGGATATTTTGCTTGGGGGTAGTTCTTTTTTGCTCACTGTTGGCTCCTTTGAAATATTTATTAGATTTCGTATCTGTTGCGATTACTGATCATAATATGATTGTTATGTTTTAATATCCAAATCTTGATTTATATTGTGTGTACAAGCCTTGTACATCTGACAATGTGAGTACTCCATTGTATACCTTGACAAAACCTATGTCAGCCGTTTGCACTTCACTGCCGGCAGAACGACTAAACATTCTGAGTTGGTTAAAACCGCCTCCTCCAGCATTGGTTACAGCGTATGATGTTCCCACTGGCTGTGAACTTGTTGCAGTGTATAGTTGTCCTAGATTTGTGCTGGTGTTCCAGGTTGCCCACCCAAAGTGCCACACAAGGTCAGCGCCAGATGCAGGCAAGTTTACTGCGTAGTTGGGATAGAATGTATCAGGATTGCCGTTGTAGAGTCCCATTAGCCAGTCTTTGGTCGCTTCACTTTGAGTGTTAAGCAGTCTTCCAGACGATGTAGCTATGCGTTTGTAGGCCATAAACACTGTGTAACTTTGTCCAGTGACATAGTTAGGGCCGCCATACATGACATCAGTGCCAGTGGCATTGCTTTTTCTAAACACGCCGCCATTGTCTGACTGCCAAGAGATACTGGCACCGGCATTGGCCACTGTGATGCCAAAACTGCCGGTGCCAGCCACTGTGCTGCCGTTAACAGGCACAGCTGAGTAGTTGGCTGCATCCAAATCGTACACCAGGGTAGCTGACGGCACAAACCCGCCGCCCATGACAACTCCGGGTCCTACTTCAATTCCTGGTCCGATTACTATTGGCATTGTTTGCTCTTTTGTTTATTTAATCTTACAGAATTGGTGTTGCTGTATTGGTAAACACACTGGTTGCACCAGCCAATGTAGATGTTGCTTCGGCAGCCATTATAACCTACCTGTATTGGTTGATGGAAACGCACGGCCTGAGCCCCAAATAATTCTTACTGCTCCGCCACCGCCCGCATTTGCTGATCCGCCACCGCCACCATAGAGTCCGCCGGCCCCTTGACCAGAACTACCTGCGGTTCCGCCTGAACCACCTTGACCTGTTGAGTCGGTGGTAGAACCGTTGTTGTAGCCAAGACCTCCTGCTCCACTTGATCCTTCACCAAATACACCAACCCCTCCGCCGGCAAGTCCAAAGTCACCACCAGCGAATGGTGTTCTATAAGAGCCACCGGCTCCACCGCCACCACCGGCGCCTGCAGCACCGTTGTTTCCAAACGAGCTTCCTAAACCGCCGTTTCCACTATATCCACCGGCTCCGCCACCACCACCTACTTCATTGCTAGCATCGCCACCGCTGTTACCGCCATTGCCGCCGCCATCGCCTATATATCCCCCTCCTTGAGATTCTCTACCACCAAGGCCGGTACGATAACCAGGAAGGCCTCTAACTGTGCTATCACTAATGAAATAACTTTCAGTGCCATCAGTGGCTAGGGGAAGATCGGCTCCAGATGTTCCAGTGCCGCCAGCGCCTACTACTACTGTATAACTTTGCCCTGGCGTAACTGGAATATTGTTTTTCCAACCCAATCCGCCACCGCCACCACCAGCGCCTCGTTTTAGCCCGCCAGTAAATCTATACCCGCCAGCACCTCCGCCAATGGCAACAGCACACACGCTGGTTACTCCTTCGGGAGCAGTCCAACTAAATGTGCCAGGTGTAGAGAATAACTGCCCTTGGGTCTCTCCAGTACCATCTGTAATGGTTATGCCTGCACTGATCGATACACCGGATTCAAATATGATTGGCATTTAAACTCCCATGACATGCAAGGCATGGTTGGTGTGTTTGATACGGTCTTCTAGGCCGATCTGTCCACCGTTGATGGCACGAGTCAGACCTTTGACGTCGTTGGCATCAGCAAAACGATTGAGATTGTTTTGTTCCCAGAAAAAACAGGCACTTTGTGCAGCACCTTCAAACGTGGCCAAGTATTCAGCAGCTTCTTCCACAGGGATTCCAAGACTACCGGCAAAGAATGTGTAGTTGTCTTTGCCTGTGAGTTGGATCAGGCCGCGACCGCAATAACGCCATCCGTCTCCGGAAGCTTCGTCGCCATTGCCCATACGGCTAGCATACACTCGATTGGCAATGCGTTCAGGTTGACGTTGATACTGTGTGGCCAGTGCTTCTGTGGGGAAATACTTTTTAAACGTGCTCATCAGGCCTTTGGCACTGTAGTTCAAGTTCTCACGAATAAATCTAAAATTTCCTGATTCATGGGCGCATTGTGCTATGAAGTGTGCCACACGTTGTGGTGTGTTGATTCCGTAGTCGTCCAGCAGCTGGTCCAGGGCTTCGTGCCAATCTTCGATGTGGGGTGCACTTGGTACCAGTTGTCGTAGTTGCTGTAGTGTGAGTATGCTCATAACTTGGCTCCTTGTATGGTCAGCAGTTCCACTTGCGCAGTGCTAGTGCTTTGCGAGTTGGTTTGCCGTTGGGCTTTTTCATTGGGCCTTTTACGCCCGACATTCTGGCGCAGAAGCTCTTTCTGCGTTTGGCAGCCTTTGATCCAGGCTTCAGTTTGCTTGGCTTTGTGGTCACAGCAGTTTGCAGTTTTGATCCTGGGTTCTCACGACGATAGCTGGCCACACCCTTGGCATTGAGTCCGCCTGTTTTGCTTTTGCCTTCTTTGCGTCGCCATGCAGCAGTTTCGTACAGAATGCGATCATCCAGCTGTTCAAAACTTTCCCACACAGTGTCTACATTGACCTTGTGCTTGGCAGCCAGCTCTTCTGCTAACTGATCCATGGCTTCAAACATCTCATCGACTTCAGGATCTACTTCGTCACTGGCTTCTTCTGAATACATGTAGTCCCATACACTTACCAACATGCTTTTTGCCACAGCAATCTTTTCTTGGCACCATTCTGGCAAGTTGTCACCGGCTTGAATTAGGTCATCAATGCCTTTGACTGCACGTTCTAGCGTTTCGAGATTGTTGTCAGCCATGCCTGCTTCGTCATCGTATTCAGGATTGTAACCTTCGGCACTGACCACTGGTTTACCACCCTTTGGGTTGGTGTTTGCAGCTCGACCTGACACTGTACCTTTTGTACCTTGTCCACCCGCTGCGCCAATATGTGATGATCCTTGCCAAGTTTCACCCTTACGTGGTTTGTGTAGTTTTCCTTTTTGTATCTGGCCGCCGCGAGCCACAAAGTCTGCCACAGCATCTTCGGCCACACCTTCAGATTTGTTGCCATAGTTGGCAGCACCTTTTTTGCGGCACTGCACCAGTCGTCCAGACGCATACGCTGACGGCCATACCTTGGCACTTGCTTTGACCTTGTGATAGCAAGCGTCTTTCTTTTCTGCCAACAGCAGATCACTGAAAGCAGGGCCGCCGCACTCGGGACAGGTCATGTGGGATTCGTTTACAAATTGATTGATTTTCATTTTTTCTTTGTGGCCACGTTGATGGCCGCTCCTCTGCGATTGGCGTCAGGGTCTTGACGACGTTTGCGAGCCGCTGCTGACGCACGACCCTTCTTGCCCAGGGCATGTGCCTTGGCCTGTGGCAAACACTTGGGTTTGCCTTCCTTTTCTGAACCTCTAGCACAGTCTCCACGGATCTTGCCGTCAGGTCCAAATCTCACCCACTTTTGTTTGAACCATTTACGCAGGTCTTCTTCAAGATCTGTTTCACTGATCTTTTCACAACTGCCTGGTGAGTATTCAGCTGTGCCTGGCACACGCTGATAGCCCTTCCAACAAGATTCCAGTATTTCTCTGTATCTCATCGCACGCTCTCATGTATTCTTTTTTGCTCACCGTACCAGTCTTGCCAGCCGTGAGTCTTTTCTGCACACTGATAATACAGTGCATAGTTTTGTATCACAACTTTCAGCATGTCTCGCATGCTGTTTTTGCCGTCATCAATGACCAGCAAGTCAGGACAGCGTTCCAGCAGTGCAGCAGGAGCCACAGGAAATGGTTGTTTCACTGGCACAGGAGTGGAGCATGCTGACAGCGCCAACGCAGCAGTTAGAACCAACAATTTCATTTTGTGCTCTTTCTTTGCTGTTCAATCACTCGATTCATTCGTGCAGCTTCGTTGTGCACATCAATGGCTTCTTGCGGTACAGGACAGTTGTTTACTTCTCGTACAACTTCACGATCTTTGAAAATTTCACGATCCACAAACTGCACCAGAGTGTCGGCTTTTTCTTTGATAACTTGTGTTTTTGTGATCACACGGTCTTGAATCACAGTGTTGACTTGAGCACTTTGTTGTTGTGCTACTTTGAGTTGTGCTTCTAGTTCTGCCACACGTTGACGCCACTCGTGTTCTACAGCATAGCCTCCGCGAAAGTACACGCCCAGGGTCAACAGTGCAATGCCTATGACTTTGAAGGGCAACTGATATTGATACAAGAAAGGTAATCTATGAATGAAAAACCCTGCTACAGTCAGCACAACGCCAACCAACAACAGGATGTTACAGAACCAAAGAATAACTGCGTCAGGAAGAAGTTGTAATATCCACATGTAGATATTTAGTCCATAAGTACCTGCATGAACGTTCTAATTCTCACTCCTGATGCTGTGGGCAGCACCTTGTTGCAACGCATGCTGACCATTTACATGCAGTTTCATGACTTTGGTCGCCCTGTTATCAACATGCACGAACTCACCAACGGACTGGCCAAGTACTACAGCCCTGAATTTGGTCGAGAAATTGTCAGCAAAAAAACAGTAAAAGACTGGGGATATCATCAAACACTGCAACAAGTAACAGAGTTGTTGGACGGTGTAGATCACTACAAAACGTCACGCTTGGCACATTATCATATTCGTCGACGTGGTGACACCATGGAACAACAAGTTCCTTTTTATCACTATCTCAATGAAAACTTTTATGTGATTGCTTGTAGGCGTGCCAATGTGTTTGAGCACGCTCTCAGCATGACATTGAACACAATTACCAAAAAACTAAATGTATACACTGCCTATGAAAAAATCAACGCATTTTACGAAATATACAAATCGGGAGTGACTCTGGATCCTGTGGTATTTGAGCGACAGTTGGATGCATACAAACTGTATGTTGACTGGAGCGAGCAACATTTTGACATTGCTTCGTATTTCAACTACGAAAAAGATATTCCTAGACTAGAACAATACATACTTGACCTACCGGTGTTTTCCTCTCAATCTAATCGCGTAACATGGAATCAGAATTTTGGCATAAGTTTCAATGACTGGAACAAGATGCACTATGCTCGCAGCGATCTAAATCATTTGCCCCTGGAAAAACCCAGCGATTTGAACAAATTACTACTGGAACAAACTGACGTTGTAAAACATTACCAACAGCACGCTCCTGAGCATTGGCCGGCAGTGCACTCTGTAGAGGATATTGCTAATTTACCAACGGAGTTACAGCAGCAATGGGCACAAAATCTAATACGTCACGAAGGAGTAGTGTCTCTGATGAGTCATCCGCAGCAGCAAGCATTGGTTCAATTCAAACACGGATATGATCAGGCACAACAAACCATAAATCAAATGATTGAGTTGGGTATAATGATAAGTGGGCCTCCAATCAAAAAACAAACACTGTCTGAAAAACAAAAAACAATAAGAAATTTTGAACAGTTGATCGAGATATACAACGACTGGGCTCAGGCCAACCCAGAAACAGCGTCACCAGTTACTGATCAATACTTGTTAGAAAAAACACATACAGAGTCAGAATTTTGGAATTCTATCTTTAATTCAACCGGCTCGTTGCCTGAGTTGCCACCCAATCAGCTGTAATCAAATCAAAATGATGACCGTCTCGAGCAAGATCTTGAGATTCAACTTGTATAACTGTAGCAGGAAGTGGAGAATACAACTGTTGTCTTGTCACAATATCTCTGTATTCGTCTAATCTTCCATGCAAATTTTTTAGTTCATGCAATATCCAGTCTGGCAATGAATTTAATTCTTGGGGTGTAGTCGGAGGGTTTGCTGGCCAGTTAGTGCCACGTATTGATTCCCACCAACTCTGATGAATCAACGGTGGTTCATGACGAAAACAAGGTACTGCAAATTGCACCGAGTTTGCAATCAAATCAACTCTTTTTTTACAGTCTACGAAATTCTCCCAGTCTTCGTGGTCAGTGCAGTTACTGCTATATATTCTTCGAAATTCATCACTCAATGACGTTTTGATGCTTTCCCGACGATGAGTGTAACTCCACATTATTACAAGTTGTGCAGGATCAACAACTTGAACAATGTTTTTTGCAGTTCTTGCAATCCATTCATTGCTGGCACCGTCCATTGAAACATTTATGATACGACGATTGGCAATCTGTGACAGTCGAAATGCCCAGGTGTGTTCCAGCGGCGACCCCAGACCGACAGTGAAGCTGTCACCAATACACCATATTGCGTTGCGCAATTCTTGCATGGTGTCGGGCCATTCTTGATCACGGAACCCACGACTGTTGTACTTGTAAGTTATACTGTAAGGATATGACAAAAAATGATTCTTGTCAAAGCACTGGTCAATATGATCCATTCCTGAAAATTGCCAGTGCTGATTTATGCGACTTGGCAACACCAAGCTAGGCAATATCATTTTACTCCCCATGTAATGCGATTCCATGCCCGCTCGTGAATATAGTACAGAATGGTGTTAGATATCATTTGAGTCACCCCTATCACGCCAGCAACAGCAAAGTTGCCAGTCATTGCATACGCAATCAGAAATGTAGCAGTCGATCCAGTGACTCTCCATGTCACGGTTTTTACTAAACTTCTAGCAGTAGTATCATTCAAGCCCCATGCTCCGGCGTATTTTAGTAGCACTTATTGAATGAGTAGCATCATCAAATACTTCTTGTTCAATTTTGTAACCAACATCTCGCCCATAGGTAATGTTCACAATATTGGGCACAACTTGTATTTCGTATTGTCCCTGATACAAAGGATCTAGATCTCTGCGTATGTAACTTTTGACCTGTTCTATAGCAAATGGGTTTGACCCTTGCCAGCCTTGGCAGTCACGGATTTGAATCACAACTTGCCCTGTTTTGGCAATAGCACGTTCAAACAGTGCACGATGGCCTGTATGCCATGGTTGCCAACGTCCCAGCATTTGAACTGTTTCTCGCTGCCAGTCAAACACAGGTCTGCGACGATTGTCCTGGATGTGCTCGGCCACAAACTCTGACCATTTTTCTGCTGCCTGTTCTGTAATACGGAAATCGTAAACATCAGGTTCCACAAACATCTTGTTGGTGTCTTCGTAGCGTCCTGCATCAATGGTATCCATCCAGATACACCAATCAGCTTTGAAGTTGTGACGCATTTCGGGCAGTGGGGCCACAAAGTCCACAATTACATAGTCTGTGTTGCTTTCATCAGCAAGATCACGCATACGCAGGCTTTGACGTATACGCCCTTCACGACTGAAATCCCAGTCGTTGTAATGACGTCGAACTTCGTCGGCGTTGAGCCAGCCTACAGTAGATCCGTGACTTTCAAGCTGTTGCTTTAGTTGTTGAGCTAGATATGTTTTGCCTGCACCGGGCAGGCCCATGATAAGAATACGTTGAGGTTGTTTCATAGTATACTATTTAAGAAAGTGTCTGTGGCAGCGGTTTTAATTCCGGTGATCTGCAGTGTTGCTCTGGGCACATGTCCTGCATTGGCTGTTGCATGGGGCACATTGACCCAGTCAAAAGTTGAAACATCTCCAGCACGCCAACCTGACCAGTTGTAATTGCCATAACTCCAAAAATGTCCAGGTTGCCAGTCTGTGAGTTGCACAAAGTATCGTACTACCTGACTGGGATCTGCTGGCATCCATTTTTCCAGCTTGTCTAAGTGTAGGTTCCAGGTCTGTCCTGGGCGTTGTACGTGTATGCGAGCCATGCTTTTGTCCAAGGCAAACTGATCAGCAATGTGCTGAAACACAGGTGCCAGGTTGTAGTTCAAGTCTGTAACAATGTGATCTCGACCATAGCCCTGCTGTTCTAGATCATAATCTTCTTGATCGTATTCCTCTGATGCACGTTTCAGTGGATCGTTGTCTCGACCACGAGTGCGCCAAGTCACTGGTGTTGATGCTGCGATAGCTTCAGATAATTCCGCATGCCAACAGGGCGCAATGTGTCCCAGCTGTTGTACAGTGTCCCAACGTGGGTCCATTCGGCTGTTGTCAAAATGATATTGACTGCGTTGTCTTGTTATTTCCCAGTTGCTTTGTGTCATATTACTTTTACCTTGATGTTGCTCATGTGGTAGTCTTGTATGTATTCCAATGGTGGCGTTTCAATACCCAGCTCAGTAGCCAGCAGTCTATTGGTCTGTGGTTCAGAACCTGTGTAGTGAGTCCAGGCCTGACGTATACCTGTATTTTGCTGTTTAATTATGCTGGCCATATTTTTTAAGTTTTGATAGTAACCTGCATAACTGGGGTAAGTGATGTCAAAGTGTCCGCACTTTACCCACCAACCCAGGCAAGCATCATCGCTGCGATGAACCAGCACAATGGCACAATCTACGAACTGCTGACGCAGGTATCTGATATTTTGTTCATACGAGAAGATATGGCTTTTGATGATTCGGATTCCTGCAGAATCCTGGTTGAATGGTTCATTGAATTTTTCCTCCAGTTGTTGTTGTGTAAGTGTAGTGAGATCCGCGGGCAGGTCGCATGCCATGCCTGGATCCCAGTATGCACCCAAATGCATGAGTTCGCGCTGGCCAGACGCATCGTGATAATAGGTCCACTCGTCTCGGTAGTCACTTTGATCGATACTGGGTGAGTAATAGATGTTTTTGACCACGCTGCTCCATTTAGAGCCCGGAGCACCGGCTACAAAGATATATTTCATTTGTTGGGATCAATTCTGCGAGCAATGGGTTGCCATGTCTGCTGCAAACGTGCCATGCTGACTCTAACACCTGCGGCACTGTGTTCTTCTGGCGTAATGTACATCATGTTTTCACGAAACTTCACAGCAGCGTCTGCACTGCGAATTGCAGGCACAAACTGATCACGATACCATGCTTGGATTTCAAGGGGTGTACCTGGTGGCAATACCATGTTCCAACAGCCGTGTATGCTGAGTCCTGGCGCTGCTTTGCTCATCAAAGGAATGTGCTCCAACCCTGGCAGTGGGCGTGTATCAGCAATGCCAATGAACTTGAGTTTGCCTGCTTGTACATGAGGATATCCCACTGCCACGGGAGTTACGCCAAATTCCACGTGCCCGCCCATGACATCCAACAGGGCCTGTGCTGGACCTTTGTACATAGCAGTTTGTAAGTTATCACTGCCAGCCACACTGACCTTGTCCACAAGATATTCCACTGCCAGCTTGTGCCCGCCACCGCCAATAGCCACAGTCATTCGTTGCTTATTACGAATGGCTGCAACAAACTCTTCCGGAGTGTTGATCTTGCTTGACGGATGTGCCCAAAATGCTAGGGGTGAGCGAGCAATGTTGGCAATGGGTTCCAGATCCATTGGGCTGTACTTGATCATGTTGGGATACCAGATTTCAGGTGTGACCCAATTTGATTGGCAAGCAGGCACACTAATGGTGTGTCCATCGCGGGGAGTTGTCACAAAGTGATTGATAGCAATGTTGCCGTCAGCTCCTGGGCGATATTCAGAATTGAATTTGGCTCCAGTTTTCCGTTCCACAATGTCTGCTACAATACGAAATGATATTTCGTTTCCGGCCCCGGGGCCATTGGGGAATACCACAGTAACTGGTTTTGTGGGTTGCCAAGCAGTGGCCAAAGCAGGCACCAGCAACAAGGCAAGTAGAAATTTCTTGATCATCGTAAGTCTCCTTAAATAGTAATTGAAAATCTAACTTATATATCAAAATTTCCTATGAACACCAAAATTTTTAACCTAATTACAAAAAATTTGCAACTTGCATTTAATTTACCCAAGTATGCAAATATTTCTTTTGATGCTGATACCAACGTGCAATCACTGCCGTGGACGCCGGCTCGCTACAGCAAATTCAAAGATGCTGTGGATGCTGAGTTGTTTTTGCCATGTGAATATCGTGGCACAATAAAAGAAATTGTAGCAGATCTAAGCGAGCGTTACACACATCGTTTCTTCAGTGAAATCTGGCGTCCCAGAACTGGTGAATATGATCACTCAGG